CATAATCCATTGGGCTAGATCAGCATTGGCAACGCCAACAATCTCTATATCAGCAGCTTGACCTTTGCAGTGGTCAGAGGTCTTTGAGCCACCAACAGCCGCATTGGACTCAGAGCTACGATAACCTGAGTTAACAGTAACAGACATACCAAAATGTTCACGCACAGGCTGAAGCACCTTTTCGCAAAGAGTCTTTAGGTTCTCCAGCGCCTCATCATCAGGTGTATTGTCGATACCAAGACGGGTAGCTGTGTCAGATTTTGTTAGTTCTTTTAGGGTAAAGTTGGCAGATAAGTTCATTTTGTTCCTTTCAGGGTTTGATAAACAGTGTTATACGCATCTATGCAAGCATTCAATTGTCTGATGGCTTTGTCTCCATCGTCTGTGATGGCGATAAGATTTTTAGCAGTCTCTCTGTCAAGTTCGGCTGTTGCTTGAACGCTATCTCTGGACTCAGTGGGGGCATCTGAGGCGGTGTGTACGGGGCAGACGGGGCTTTGGACAGGAATCCGCAACTTGAGAGTACCAGCACTGATAGCGGCATCACGCTTCGCAATCTGAATCTTTGCATTGTTTTCCACCTTCAATAATTGTGTTGTTTGCTTGTTTACAGCTTGAACTAAGGCTTGTTCCTTCTCCCTAGCAATGGCATTCAAAGAGGCTATTTCAGCCTGTTGACGAGCATTCTCATCCTCGCCACCCTTGTAATAACCACCGCTAAAAGCGCCCAAAACAGCCATCAGGATGCCTAGCAAGACCCAAGGATTAAACAAACTCATGGCTTGGGCGGCTCGTCAGTGTCAGTGGCTTCTGCCTTGGCTGTAGCTGTTGCTATTGCCTTAACGCCTGAACGACCAGCTACACCACCAAGTACACCAGTGATGAAGACCATTATGGTGCTAATCTGTTGGGTGTAAACCTTGTCAATGGGAGCCATGCCAGCCATAGGCTGAGTGACATAAGTTAATGCGTAAAGGAACATAGCGACAGAGCCAAGCAGAATCAATATCAGGCAAACAATCACAAAAGCCCACACCCTAGCTTCAATTTCTTCAGCAGTCATGCGGTTATTAGGTTTGTATCCAACTGTAGGCATTATTTTTTCTCCTGTTCGGGTTTAACGAGTTGCTCTGGACAAGTACCTGTAGCGGTACAGATTGGGGGCTTGCATTCAGCATTAGTCCAATTGTTTGGGTCTTGGCATGGGTATCTGAATCTATCTTGACAACCTGTCAGCAGGAGGATTGTCAGAATTATTGTTAGGCTCTTTATCACGATTCTTCTTCCTTTCAGAGTTTTCAATCTGTCTTCTGAGTTTCTCGACCTTCTCTAGCTGTTGCTTGACCTCATGCTTTGCCTCAAGAGTCTCTAGCAGAATCATACCCATGATAGGTAACAACACTATTACAAGTACACAAGCAGCAATCCATCCCACTACGCTCTCCCAATCTTGCTTAAGACTCCTATCAGAAGCCATATATAGAGGAGGCAAAGGATAGTCACTAGAAGATACGCTTGCTTTTCGTTTAGGAGGCGTTCCCTTTCCTTTCGTTGCCATGCTTCTGCATCCCGAATTTTCCTTGCTTTTGCTTGCTCTGCTTCAATTACATCCTTCATGCTGAATACTTCAGAATACAAAGCACCCATCTCGGGTGGAGACTGATAGACCATGCACTCTCTGATCTGAACCACCAACCTATCCATCTCCTGCTGTGCAAGAACCCTGTTTAGGGCTTCTTCCATCAGGTTCACATCTTCATCAAAGACTACAGTCCTAGACTTCTCTTCAGCTTCCCTTATGTGTTCCTCAAGCATGGACTGCAACTTGAAGAACTCACTTAAATTCTTTACGATTTCTGTTTTGACTTGAGTTTCATCAACTGCAACGTAATCAGACTTTTTACTCTTGCCAACAGGCTTTGCAGCTTGAGGCTTTGGCTTGCTACCAAAGAACCCAAGTAGCTGATTCCAGAAGCCATGAAGTTCTTTACCAATGGCAACAACTTCTTCACCAGTTCGCTTAATCTCAACGAAAGACTCTTTAGCTTGCTTATAGAGTTCACAACCAGCTTGGATGTTTTTGACCAAGCCAGCCGCAAGAAGACAAATAGAGATTGGGTCAATTTCAGTCTCCTAAGATGCCAGTGGCAGTTCCAAGAGCAGCAGCACCAGATAGCAAACCTGTTGGCTTCTTCCTTGCCCTACGATTTAATTCATCTAGCACTGCTCTTTGCTCAATAGGGTCTGTAGTAAACAAGCGCTTTTGCAATGCTTCTGATGTTTCACCGCTAATGCCTCTTGATCTGGCTAAACCAGTTTTCAACAACCCCAATGCAGTACCAGTTAAGTCACCGCTGGTAAGGCTTTGCGTGATGCTTCCTAATTCACTTGCTTCAGCTTGAGTAGATAGTCGTTCACCACTAGGTGACCCACCAATAATCTTTTTAGCTGTTTTGCTTTGTTGCTCTAGACCTTTAACATATTGTGAAAAATCTGTGTAGGCATCTTGCGCTGACTTAACCACCTTGCCATTGGCATCTACAGTATCAGCAAAGGCATTACGAATAAGCAATTTTTGGTTGTCTGACTTAAATATTTGACGAGTAAAGTCACCACTCTTAAAGTCTCCTACTCTTTGATTGATGTTTGCCATCAAACCAAGTCTGAATGCTTCCTTCTCATCAGAATTCATTTTCTTGATATTGGCAACAGCTTCCTTTGTATCAAGTTGTTGATACTTCTGACCCATCTCAAATGATTTTCTAATTTTTTCAGCATCAGCAAATTCAGAATTAGCTAATTTGTAATCATTGTTCAATGCTTTAATTTTGTCATTGAATTCATTTTTGACACTTATAAGATCACGACCATAACGAGTTACTTTGGTTGTTACAGCATCCGTTTCTTTTTCAATAAGATCATCTAACCCCATCTTAATTTTATGCAAAATATCTGTTGGTACAGATTGAGCATTACGAATTGAATCAAGAGGGGGTAATGTTTGTCCTTTAACAGAAGCACGTTTTTGAGCCTCTTTATATGCTTCAACAAACACTGGTCTATCTACATAAGTTCTGAATGGTCTTGCATCAATGTCAAGGCTGTACGCTTTTGGATAAGCAGCACTAGCCTTACTTTCTTGGTTCTTAGCAAGTGCAGTCAAATACTCATAGCCATTAACATTCTTAGCTAATCCTGCCTTTTCAACCAATCCCTGAACAATATCATTTGGCTGGTCAATCAATCTGCTTTCAAGGAAATTTGCAGTAGTACCCTTGGCTTTGGATTGGACAATGTATGCGTTATAGGCAAGGTCATTTAGGTTCTTACCCAAGTCAGCAATGACGGGATTAGGAACACCAATGCGGCGCAACTCTTCTAATGCGTCAAAAGCCTCTTGAGGAGATAGATTGTCCTTGTCCAAGTATTTGGCAAGCATCTTTGATGATGCAGTTGCTTGGTCACCAATGCCTGAAGCATTTAAAACATTGCGAATGACAGTGCCAGCCCCTTTAACAATAACAGGCACAGTCCCACCAATCAAACCACCAAATACAGCACCCATACCAGCCTCAGTGCCAACATCTTTTTCAGCATACCCATACCCTGATAAAGCACCAGTAGCAGCGCCCACAGCAGTACCACGACCCACCTGACCAGTTAATGTTGTACCAGTTACCAATGCTTGCGCTTCAGGTGCTAACTTTGCAACTTGACGGGCTGCACCAAAAGGTAATGCAATACCACCAGCTAACTCCAATGGAGTCTTAACTAATGGCATATCCTCACCAAACTGCTTTTGTTGTTCACGCAATAGATTTCGTTGACGCTCATAGTCAGCACCACTAATGGAGCCTGTCCTTACTGCCGCTTCAAGTTCATCTAAAGTGCCAAAGGTCAAGCCTTGACCAAACGACCTTGCTGACTCAGCAAGTGGGGAGTATTGGACTTTAGGCTCAAACACTGACCTTGATTCTTGAGTAGTTGTTGGCATTGATTGCTGACGCTCGTAAGCATCAATCTCAGCATCTGAGTACCCTGCCGCTTTAGCTTTTTCTCTATCTATTGCCATGATTTATCTCCAATTACTTTTTTTGCAGTTCAGGACTAGATAAAGCTGGTCTTTCACCAAACTGAGGGACTGCGATTGAAATCACTGGCAGTCCTGCACCAGCGTTGAACCTACGTCTTTCAATGCTGTCCTTTGCGTCTTGAACTTTTCTGACGTTAATGTTTACAAGGTTCTGCATAATTTTTTCTGCACTAGCAGCAGACTCGGCAGACTTCAACAATCTAAGTTCACGCTCAAAGTCTTTATCTGTCTGAACACCTTTGTTAAGGCGTAAATTTTCAGAGGTCATGCGTTCAATAAATTTGTCATAGTCTTGACGAGCAATAACATCAGGGTCACCAGAACCAAATGCGCCTCTAGTTGCAATACTTGCTCTGTCTTTCAAGCCAAACTTTATGTCACCAGACTTGATGCGCTTAACGTATGAATTTGCGTCAGTAGCAAGGTTGGTTGATGCTTTTGCAATGTCGTAGTCTTCTTCCTCACCTTTTGAAAGGTTTGCTGGCAAAGGTTTATTTCTGGCAATTTCTGCATCACGTTCAATTTTTTGACGCTTGAAATCGTTGTTTAACTCTGCTTGTTGTCGTTGAAGATTTAAAGACGCTTGAGAATTTACCAATCCTTGTTGTCTAAAAGAATCAAGCATCTCTTGATTTTGTTTTAAACGATCTTGAGTTTGCTGAAATTCAGCAGCTTTTTGTGTTGCTGTTGAAAGTCTCTCAACTAACTTATCTGCCTCTTCAGGATCATAAATACCTTTTGCAAAACTGCTTTGATACTGTTTAGCTGTTGTCCTTAATGGTGCTGGAATAGTTGTGTCATTGGCAAATAAATCAAATGGATTTGTTTCAGGAACACCAACCGCACCAACCTTACGCAAAGCAGGAATAACATTAGCTTGCTCAGTAATAAGCTTGCGACCTTCAGGGGATGAAATCAATTGAGCCTTAACTTGCTCATTGATACTGCCATCAGGATTCTTCAGTTGACTAAACAACTGATTTGCTGTGACTTGACGGGTTTGAGCATCTTTAGTCAAAGTACGCTGACTAAGAATATCTTCA